GGAAGTCCCCGGAACCGAAGAAATTACTCTTTGCGCTCGAACCATATCGGGAACGGCAACAGTAACCTCCGTGTTAGGTATGGAAGAGGAATGGTAATATATCCTTCCGCAAATAATTCAGATGTATCGGTTTCAATCAACGAGATTGCGTAATGCTAGCGGCATTACTGCTTAACCCGCGCAGAGTCGGCGGTGATGACGCACCCAAAAAGAAACGTGAATACTTAACCCGCGGCGAACTGTATCAACTTGAATTAAACGCCCAGGCAGAAGCCGAGCGTCTGGCTCGACTCGCTAAAGATGCTGAAGAAAAATTACGCATCGAAACGGATCGACAACTGAAACTCGAAATTATCGAAGAAGAACGTCGCTACGCTGACAAGGTGCGTCGTGACAATGAAGCATTAATCCTTATCTTCAACGAAGAACTTAAACGCAGAATAATCAAGGCATGGTTTTAATATGATTAACCCAACGAACGGCAAAGGCAGTAAGCAACGACCCGCCGCCGCTGACGCACAGCATGTTGATAACGAAATGGATCGACTCTTTCCTGAAGACAAGCGCGAGGCTGGACGGTTTAAGGTAGACGAAGAAACCGGGAAGTTAATCCCTCTGCGAGAATGGAACAAGAAGTATTACATTCCCAAAGTTAAGACGCATTATATCGTTGGTGACATCGAACCCTACCAGTCACCTGTTGACGGTCGCGTTATTGGTTCACGCAAAGACAATCGTGAAGACTTATTGCGTAACGGTTGCCGACAGTGGGAAGGGACCGCGCAAGAACAAATGGTGGCCGACCAATACAAGGCCGACCAGGACGCGAAGTTTGAGAACAGTATTGGTGATATGGTCGAGAAGACCTACCACGATATCAAGGAAGGTCACATCGAGCCCGACACCAGCGGCAAAGTAGACTTTACGTTCGGGATGGACTGATTATGATAGAAGAAGACAAAAATATACCGGCATACGACCCCAACCCCCCTTGGGGCGCATGGCAACCCATGAGTGCCGAGCGTATAAAATATGAATTATCCAAAATAAAACCCGGTATGGATATAGTAGGCCGAGGTCAGACCTTGCGAACACAACTGGCTGATATAAATTACAGTATCGCCAACAGTAACACGCAAAACAACCTTATAGCCGCGGGCTACACCGGCCCTTATGTTTCGCAAAAAAACTGGGGTGCGTACGGGTCAATGGGTGGTATTGGTGAAGCAAAAGCGGGCGAACTTTATAATCAAGCAAAAACCTATGGTGAAAAGACCGGTGATTGGGGTCCGATGACCAACTTCATGGCCTCCGCTGAAGGTGGCAACAGAAAATACCACCGCTCTGGTTTCATGGGTACAGGCATCAGTATTTCACCTCTTGCTGCTATGGGTCTATTCGCTGGCGGTATTGGCGCACTTGGAACCGCAGCGGGAGCCGCAGCCGGTGTCAGCACTGGCACAGGCATCGCATCACTCGGACCTGGGGCCATTGGCACACTAGGTAAAGTGATTGGCGCGGGTGACATGTTAAAAAGTTACTCAGACAAAATAGCTGACACAAACGAACTCCAGAAAAGATTCGCGCCACAGCAAAACGGCAACGAAAGGGTCAGGGCATTGCGTGAAATGAATACTATTCAAAGCATGCAAGGCAACCAAAACGTCGCGCAGAACAATCAAAATATGGCACAGGGATTTACCCGTGCAAACACGAATCAAAATACAAATGGCGGTGGTCAATTCACCCGCGCTGACAACGTGCAACGACAAGGCAATCAGCCTTTGTTCACCCGTGCTGACAGGAAAGTTTAATGGGAAGTTTGTCTGATGCACTCAGAGCGTTACCGGGTCAAGTCATCGACTTTTTTGAGAATGGTGGCGCAATAGGTGAATGGTTAAATGCAGACGCACCGGCTCCAATAGGCGCGGACACAGCAAGCGGATCAACTAATCTCGAATCTATCTCGCCATGGACCAGTCTGCGTGACTCAGGTCACCATATCGGCACAGGTGTTGGGCAGTTTAAGGAAGGGTTAGCCAATCAGTTTGGGGCAGAAAATCAAAACCAGTGGGCCGAGGGGATGCAAGGCATGTTGGCTGGATTAGGCAACACCGCGATTGGCGGCAGTGAATTATTCGGCCCTGTTGGTAAAACGGTCGCGGGAACAGCGGCCACAGCATTGCCCGCACTCTACGCCATGAACAGAATGGCCGGTAATGAGGTGTCTGACCTCGCAAAGATGCACCCAGGGCAAACAGGCGCGGTAAGGGGAGGTAAGACTCCTAGGATGTTAAAAGAGGTAGCGGAGAACTTAGGTTATTGGCATCCAATTGGTAACGATAAAAAATTAAACAAACCTGTCAGCGAAATGACGCGGACAGTAATAGACGAGGGAACGCTTCAGCCAGAAAAAAGACTTGATTTAGAGTCGATGCAAGGCGGGGTAATAATTCCCGGCACGGGTGATAGAACCGACACGGGCAAATTGTTAACGCATGTTGGTGACAAAGAACTAGACTCACCTGTAAGGCTTGAGGGTGGCCCTCACTACACAAGAGGCAGTGACGAATCAGCCTGGGCATCCGGTAAGGGTGTTGTGTCAAGCATCAACAAAAAGTCTTCAAAAATTCTTGATGAAGGTAAAGATCCATATTTAATGTATATGCCAATGGGTCATGGAGCGACTGATTTTAATACCATGATGTCCGACTCAATTCTGGAACAGATAAGGGGTAATGTGTCTAATACCGCAAAATTGGATTTTGATAAGAAATTAAGAAAGATCCGACCTGAATGGAAAGGAATCGATAATCCTGAGTCACTAGATCAATTAAATAATGTCGGTGATTTGCGCCGAGCGTTCACGAATGTTGCGAGTCTGAAGCATTTTGACAGTCGTGGCTTCCCAGATATCGAGGAAACCAGGTTCGCATTAACAGACCCAAGTTTACTGGACACGCCATCACTACATGGCGGGCAGGTTGTTTCTAGACTAACAGGGGAAACGATTGCCACACCAAAATCAATGCACACCACTTACCCAGAACAACTAGGGGGTGAGTATATTGGTGGTATTTCTGAGGGTGCCCCATTGGAAGTTATGTTTCCAGACTTTTATAAAGCAAGGCGCGAAATAAACGCGCCAATTAATAGGGACCACAGATCGTTTGATTTAAGTAAACCGGTACAAGAAACGCACCAAGAATGGTTGGACGGTGTTATGAGATACCTTGACCTTTAAAGGTGATGGTCTTCAGGAAGACCAAGCGCATCAATCAACTGCTCATGGATTAGCGTCAGTATCAAGTCAGTTTCTGGCTTATACACATTTTGACAGCCAACTTCACTGTCAATCGCCTCATCAATTTTTAGTGTGATTGACTCATAAATAACCTTTGCTTTGTTAATATCCATAACTTGATTATAGCAGAAAACAAGAAACTATTGTAAACAATTTACCGCAACGTCGTGATGACGTAGCACCATCCCACGCACAACACCCGGCCAGTCCGGGTAAGTGCCTAGCCGGAGTATTTTAAATGTCTGACGACAATTTAGCAGAAGACCTGGACGATTCAATGTCCGAAATTTTAAACGATATCAAGTCAAGCGACGATTACGAGGACGACAGTTATGACGATGCAACCGAACATGAGCCAGAGGCAGAAGGAAGCGTATCTGAGAGATCAGAAACGGAATCTGACGGGCGAAACCGAGACGAAAAAGGACGATTCAAAACCAAGTCTCAAGAAGGTGGTGGCGAAGAAATTGGCGAAGACGGTGAGCAAGAAAGCCTAGCAACTGAGAGTCTTGAGCAACCCGACACCGAACAACCCGAAATCGCACAGGAAGACCTCGACCCACGATTACAACGTCCACCAACAACCTGGCGCACCGAGGCCAAGTTAAAATGGGAAAAGATTGACCCTGGCATCCGTGAAGAAATCCTGAAGCGGGAAGAAGATATCGGGCGCGGCATTACGCATTACAAACAAATGGCTGACTACGGCAACGCGGTCCAACAAACCGTCCAACCATACATGCCGATGATTAACGCGGCAGGGTCAACGCCACAAAAAACTATTGGGTCCATGCTCGATACCTATTACCAGTTGAGAACAGCAGACCCACAGCAAAAATCACAATTATTACTTCAGGTCGCGCAACAACATGGCGCAGACATGAGCGTGTTTCAAAACGGAATCGACCCCGGACAGGTGGAAATGCAAAACCATTTGCAACCACTTCAGGCAGAGATTCAGCAATTAAAGTACCACCTGACCCAACGTGACCAGCAAGCACAGCAGTTTGAGGTGTCACAGGCTCAAAATGACATACATGCGTTCAGCAGCGCATTGAATGATGACGGTAAGCCACGCTACCCACACTTTGACATCGTGCGGAACCAAATGGCAGACCTGATTGAAAGCAACGAACGAGCGGGCAATAAAATTACCCTGGAACAAGCGTATGAAAACGCGATTTGGCAGACACCTGAAATACGTCAACACTTGCTATCAGAACAGACAGTGAGTAGTGAAACCGTACGGCAGCAAAGTCTCAAGGCAAAGACATCAAAAGCTAAACGGGCTGACAAAGTTAATTTGCAGACCAAAGGTTCATACGATGACAAGCCGAACAAACCCACGGGCAATCTCAATAGCACGCTCAAAGAAACCCTGCGAGATATTAATCAAAGGGAAACATCCTGATATCTATCGCCGTGAGGCGAAGGAGTAACACCAATGGCAAGTCCTAATAGTACGTTTACGGAACTGGTTTCGACCGCATTCCGTAAGCACAAAAAGGAGTTTGCAGATAACGTCACCAACAACAATGCACTGCTGGCCCGTATGGATCAAAAAGGTCGTAAGCGCACAGAAGATGGTGGATTGACGATTGTCTCCGAACTCGATTACGCTGAGAACAGCACCTACCAACGATACTCAGGTTACGACAGTTTGAACGTGTCAGCCTCTGACGTATTGTCGGCTGCTGAATACAACTGGAAACAGGCCGCAGTACATGTGACTGCTTCTGGTCGTGAACTGCGTATCAACTCAGGTGATTCGCGCATCATTAACCTGGCGAAGTCTCGCCTAACCAATGCTATGCGTACCTTCAAAAACAACATATCCAGTGACATTTATTCTGACGGCACATCAAGCAATCAGATTAACGGTCTGCAAGCAATCGTTTCGAATGCTGGCACGGGTACAGTTGGTGGTATCAACTCAAGCACATACACATTCTGGAAAAATACCGTACAGAGCGCGGCATCACCTTTAAGCGGTAGCGCAATCACGGTATCAGCAACCACTTTTGAAAACCCATTTATGCTTCAGTTATGGCTTGAATTGGTTCGTGGTTCTGATAAACCAGATTTGATTGTGATGAGTAACGACTACTTCACCTTCTTTGAAGGTTCACAAACAAGCCTGAAACGCTATGCCTCAGACGATAAAGCGCAAGCTGGTTTCGTTTCAATGAAGTATAAAACCGCTGATGTCATCTTTGACGGTGGCAGTGGTATACCTGCTTCTACGGCATACTTTTTAAACACCGACTACCTTGAATTGGTTTGTCATCGTGATGCACAGATGACTGAGGTTCCAGAAATGCGAGCCATTAACCAGGACGCGGTAGTTATTCCAATCATCTGGATGGGTAATTTGGTTTGTTCAAATCGCTCACTTCAGGGCATTGCGAAAGCATAAGGGAGGACTGATATGACTTTTTTAGTTACTGATGAACGTATTGGTTCACAACCCATTGCGAATACTGACACTGTTCAGAACCACCCACTTGGCACGATAGTTCGTGCTGTTGACCCAACTTACGGTGAGGGTGAATTTATTTACCTGTCCGGTGTTGCTTCAACCGTGGTCGGTTCCTGGGTAACTGTTCACGAAGATGGCTTCACGACCACGTTGTTGGCCGCGAATGATATCGGTCGTGTGGCAGTTGCTATGTCGATTAATGTTGCCAGCCAGTACAGTTGGTATCAAATAAGCGGCAAGGCAGTCGGTAAAGCGTTGGGAAGTTACGCAGATAACGGTTTGGTTTACGCCACCGCGACTGCGGGCAGCATTGATGATGCTGTTGTTTCAGGTGACCGCGTTAAAAAGGCGATTGGTGCATCTGCCGTTGACACACCGTCAACCGGTCTTGCTGAGTTTGAGATTGACCGTCCATTCATGGATGACGCAACCGCAGCATAACCACAACTTAACCGGGGCGGGGAAACTCGCCCCATTACATAACGACCGCCGTGAGGCGGCCCAATCCCATAGAAGGAGACATTAACATGTCAAATATGCCAATAGCATTAATGGAAGACTCACCACCGTACCTTGATTTTGAGGTGGGCGTGAAAGAGTTACGCACCGAAAGTATTAAAGAAGGTCGCAAAGTTTACGCTGATGTCGAGAACGTCATCATTACCCCGATGGGTGACAATAAAACCCAGGTAATAAAAGAGACTGGTGAATGGTTGGCGCACTTACGAGAGAGACGACACCACAACATGATCTCCGAGAACTATTTGGAGTTTTGTGAAAAATCCTACAAAGCATGGAAGTCTAAGCGTGCCGCGCCAGTATCGGGGACACCGATAGAGCAGTGGCCGCAGGTCGGTCCTGCTGAAGTCAAAATGATTCTGGACGCGAATTTCCGCACAGTGGAAGACCTGGCGCAAGCCAATGACGAAGGTCTAGGGCTGATTGGAATGGGCGCACGGAATCTGAAAAAGAAAGCCGCTGCTTATTTGCAGTCTGCTAAAAAACACGGCGCGGTTTCAGAGAAATTAACCACGCTCGAATCACAACTGGAAACAACCCAGAGCGATAATGACAGTATGGCAAAACGTATCGCTGAACTGGAAGCAAAACTCGCAGCACAACCTGTTATCAAAACTGAAGATTAAATCATGACTCTACTCTCTATCATTCAAGATGTGTCTGAAGATATCGGATTGACAGCACCCACCACGGTTGTGGGTAACACGGACAAGAAAGTGGTCCAACTATTACAAATGGCACAACGTGAAGGTCGTCAACTTGGTGACCGTTATGCGTGGTCTGCCATGTTAAAAGAGACTACCTTCACACAATCCGCTGCCGCTGATCAAGGCGTGATACAAGGCACGATAGTGAGCGACAGTGATTTTGATTACATTGTTAATGACTCCATGTGGAACAGGACCACTCAGTTGCCTATTTTGGGGCCATTGGGCGCACGTGATTGGCAAGCCTTGCAAGCCTTTCCAGTTACCGGTCCTTATCCGCAATTTCGCATCCAGGGTGGCAAGATATTCTTTTCACCCGTGGGTGAGAATGCGACCGACACGATTGCGTTTGAATACAAATCAAAAAACTGGTGTGAGTCAGCCGCGGGAACAGATCAGAGTAAATGGCAAGCTGACACCGATGCGGGCTTACTTAACGAAGAATTAATGACGCTCGGTATTCGGTGGCGGTGGTTCCAACGTAAGGGACTAGATTACGCTGAAGACTTTAATATGTATGAAAGTCGTGTCGCAGATGCGATGGCGCGGGATGGTGGTAAACGTAATTTACGCCTCGACGCGGGTCGTGATGACCGCATACCTGGCATCTTTGTGCCGCAAGGTTCCTGGTCCGTCTAATGCGTAAACCGGTTCTACTCAAGCAATCAGAAGGTGGCCGACGCGCAGTCTCACGCCCGTCATCCGTCCCGGCCCCGGTTAAAGGTTTAAATGCCTTGGACTCGGTGGCGAACATGAAACCAGAGTATGCCGTCATCATGGAGAACTGGTGGCCGACAACGAATGATATTATGGTCCGAAAGGGCGGTGACGATCACGTTACTGGCTTCAACGGTCAGGTCGAATCCTTAATGCCTTACATTAAACCCAATGGCACGGAAACCTTGTTCGCCGCTGAAGGGACCAGTTTTTTTAATGTCACCGCAGCAGGGGCAGTCGGGGCCGCAGTACAGTCAAGTTTAACCAACGCCCGGTGGGAATCGATTAACTTCACCAATACATCGGCTGACTCATACCTGTGTTGTTTTAATGGGGTGGACTCACCACGCTATTGGAACAACAGCACATGGACCACGGTCAATAGTGGCTCATCACCCGGTATTACCGGTGTTACCACAGCAAACCTGAAGTCACCCTGGGTGCATCAGCGACGCATGTGGATGATTGAAAAGGATTCACTTACCGCATGGTACTTGCCTGTTGACGCGGTGGGTGGTGTGGCAAAATCACTCGATATGTCGGGACTGTTCCAACGCGGTGGACATTTAATCGCGGGCGGTTCTTACACTATGGATGCGGGCGATGGTCCTGATGATTATTGGTACGCCATCACCTCTGAAGGTGAAATTATTGCGTATGCTGGAACGGATGTTACGTCACTCGCAACATGGCGATTAGTTGGTGTGTGGCATGTGGGCGAGCCCATCGGGGACCGCTGTCTGTTAAAATTCCGAGGCGATGCCTTGATTATTTTAAGGGAGGGTGTATTCCCGTTATCGCAAGCCTTAATCTCTGCCGCGACTGATAAAAGCAAAGCAATCACGCACACGATTAAAGACGCGATGAGTATTGCCGCGAGAGAATATAAAACGAATTATGGTTGGCAGATTGTGTTCTACCCTGAAGCCAACATGCTCATATTAAACGTGCCGGTGAATGAAGGAACAGGCCAGCAGCAATACGCCATGAATACGATTACCGGCGCATGGACGTTATTCAGTGGTGTACACGCAAACTGTTGGGCTATCTTTAACAGTCAACCCTACTACGGTGGCAACCAGGTTGTCGGAAAATTCTGGGGATCTTTTTCTGACAACGGCGCAGATATTAAAACCGAATTACAACAAGCCTTTTCCTACTTTGGCGCACACGGTGTCCTGAAGTATTTTAAATTGAACAAGCCGTATATTTTTTCAGATGGCGCACCCGAAGTGCTGTCCGATATCAATGTGGATTTTCGCAACGAAACACCAACATCATCATTATCCTTTTCACCCACGGTCTATTCAGCATGGGACGCGGGTAATTGGGACACTGCTGTGTGGGGTGGCGCGTTAAACATTACCGATGAATGGCAACACTGTTTCGGTGTTGGCACGAGTGCTGCGCTCCGCATGAAGACTGCTTCCAACGGGATTGAATTACGCTTAAAGGCCACCGATTACGTCTACGAACGGGGTGGAATTGTTGGGTGATTATCGCTCAACCGAAAGAAGTTATTGCCACGTTTGTTTCTAACGCGGTAGGGAATGACCAGCACTTTCCCTTTGAGAATTACAGTGCGTTGGGATTAGTTACGGATGGCGAACTGGTGGCCGGGGTGGTGTACAACCACTTTACCGGTGTCAACATTATGGCGCACATTGCCGGTAAGCCGGGACGTAAATGGCTCACACGCGAATTTTTATTCGCTATGTTTGATTACCCTTTTAATGATTTAGGGGTGCGACGTATAACGGGGCTAGTACCCAAAAAAAATAAAGACGCTAGACGCTTTGACGAGCATCTGGGCTTTGAATACGAAGGTAACATGCGTAATGCATTAGCCGACGATGACATGATTATCTATGGGATGTTGAGAGAGAAATGCAAATGGTTAAAAAAATAATCCAGTTATTCACCTGGCCGATGGTAATGTATTTCAGCAAGCCAGATCCGCCTCCCGCACCGGATTACACAGGCGCGGCAGTCACGCAAGGTCAGAACAATATTGATACTGCGCGACTCCAGGGACAGTTAAACAACCCGAACGTGATCACGCCTTACGGCTCACGCACCGTCAGTTTTAACGGTGACCAGCCCACGGTGAGCGAATACCTATCACCGGCAGAACAAGGTCTGTACGACAAGAATACGCAAATTAAAGACGGTTTGCTGGACATGTCACAGTCCGGTCTTGACCGGGTAAATGATGTCGTGTCTACCCCATGGAGTACCGATGGTGCGCCAGAGGTGACGGCTTACGGTGACTTGGATAACTCGAACGATGTCACGCAAGCACTACGCGACCGCTATCAACCCGCGATGGACGAACGTCGTCAGCAGGGCATGGACAACTTATTACTCCAAGGCCATAGCCGTGGTGGTGATGCCTGGAATACCGCATCGAGAGACTTTGACCAGAACGAGAATGACTTTAACCTGGCCGCAATCGTCCAGTCCGAGAACGAACGTCGTGCTAATAACTCACAGCAAACACAAACTGAAACCGCTGACCGTGGTCGTTACATTCAAGAGCAAGCCTACAACCGCAATGTGCCTTTGAACGAGGTCAACGCATTACGAACAGGCAACCAGGTTACGCCTTACCAGTATCAAGGTTACCAACCAACCAACATTCAATCTGCGCCATTGTTTGATGCCGCACTTGCTAGCGGTAATAACGCACAGCAAAATTTCCAGAATCAGAACCAGCAGTACGGTGACCTCTGGTCGGGTGTCGGTCAACTTGCAGGTGCGGGCGCAACCGCATGGGCAGGTAGCTAATGCCATATACAACACCAGCAGAACTGGCCCGACGACAGGCACTAATCCAAAATCTACGCGCGGGTGGCCCTCAAGGCGGTTACGCACGAAACCCACTCGGCGCGTTGGCGCAAGGCATGAACGCGCACACGGCAACCACACAGGGTAATAAGTTAGCAGAAATGCAAACCGCTAACACAGACCTGCGTCGTGAAGACATGGGTAAACTTGTTGATCACTTGCGCGGGGTTAATCAGCGCGACCAATTTAAATCAGAATATGACGCGGGCAAGATGCAAGGTCCAGTCATGCCTGAGAGCGCAATACCCCAACCACAATTTGAACACCCGGATATTTCCGATGCCTACACCAGCAGCATAATGGCGCAGCAATTAGCGAAGACCAAAGCGGCCACAACAGCATCATCAAACCCGTATTACACGCCTGTTTACACCGAACAAGGTATTGGTGCATTCAATAACAGAAGTGGTGGCGTGAACATGATTATGGGCGAGAATGGCAAACCCATGGTCAGGTCAACGGACGACCCAACACTGCAAGGCACTTTAGCCTACAACAAACGAGCTGGCACGGAACAAGCCGTCACCGAGGCACTGCCTGGCCAGGAAGATATTAAGGTTGATGCGGCACTTGAGCAGCAAGAGGGTTTAAATAAACTCGCTGTTGACCATGTTTATGATATGTCTACGCCAGAGGCCGAGGCCGCTACCGAGAAAGCAGTGATGGTTGAGATAGGCAAACTCAGGGCCGCATACGAAACCAAAATGGAAAACACCAGGAAATCATTGCCCACCATGATTGAAGATGCGCGGGCGGTATTGAATGGTGAAACACCACCCACCGCCAGTGGATTTGGCAACGCATGGGACAGTTTCAGTTCATTCTTTGGTAACGCGCCTGAAGGTGCGGCAGAGGCGGCCCAACTTAAAGTTATCGGTGGGATGCTGGTATCGAAAATGCCGCGCATGGAAGGACCACAGTCTGACTTTGATGTTAAGAACTACCGAGAAATGGCAGGGCAGGTCGGTGACCCAACACTGCCGATCAGCGTCAGACTTAAGGCACTTGAAACCGTCGAGGGTATATGGATGAAATGGGAAAAAAAGAACCAGGAAACACCTGAAACAGTCGAAGATATTATGGATCTGTACTAATGGCAACTATCGAAGAACTCGAATCAAAGCTAATTAACGCGCATGAAAAAGCGAAGGGTGGCGATACAAAAGCCGCTGAACACGCGAAAATGTTTGCCGCAGAAATTAGACGTTTAAAGTCATCCGACACAGACACCACGACCGAAGAAATAAGACAGGCCACACTAGCGCAGAGTCGAAACCAAATGTCACACCCGTCCAACCCGGAAAAAGCACCGGTGGACTGGAGTGCGGATGAGATGCCTGGATGGAAGCAGGTCGCGGCCGGTGCTGGTAAAACTGTCATGGACACCGGGATGGGCATCAACCAAATACTGGGCATTACTAGCCAGGAAGAAGTGGACGCATCACTCCAGAATGACCAAGCATTAATGCAAACCGGTGGCGGTGTAACGGGCAATGTTGCCGGTCATGTCGGTATGGCTTTGGGTCCGGGCGCAATGCTGAAAGGCATGTCCATGATACCAAAAGCAGCACCCTACGCATCAACACTGAACAACCTTGGCAATGCCATAATGGCCCCCAAAACAGTCACGGGTGGCGCAGCAGTGGGTGGGGCTTACATGGGGACGCAACCTGTTCAGACGGGTGGTTCACGCATGGAAAATATGGCTTATGGTGCGGGTTTTGGTGGCGCGGTCCCTCTGTTAATAAACAGTCTCAGAGGTGGCAAAGCCTTTCTTGAGCCACGGTCAGAAGCAGGACGAAGTAATATTGCGGGTCGTGTGCTGCGACAGCAAGCCGGTGAAAATGCGGATGATGTAAGTGTAAGAATGAGTAACGCGAGCGAAATTGTACCGGGCTCACAACCGACCGCTGGTGAGGTAGCGGATAATGCTGGTATCGCAAGACTCCAGCGTGCCGTCGCGGCCAAAGATCCCTTGGCTAATTTCAACGAGCGAGCAATCGACCAACGCATCGCCAGAGCAAACGCGGTCAAAGAGATCGCTGGTACGCCAGAAGACATGGCGGCGGCCGAGGCCGCACGAAAAAAGGCCACCGCACCACTTTACAACCAGGTTAATAAATCAGATGCCGTGGTGGACCCAACGAGAACAGCCAATTTAATCGACCGTATTATTAAAAACAATCAAGGCCGGTCGAAACTGGTCAAAGCACTAACTGAGGTCAGGGAGAGTATGGCAACTCACTTCCCGGCAGAGCAACGCGCCAAGGAAGCATGGGACGGTTTAAACGCTGTCGTTGGTAAGCGCATGAGTGCGGCAGACCTGGAAGCAGTAAAGAAAGCACGGACCATTATGAACCGGGTCAAGATGGGTAAGATTGATGCAGACGAAGCACTCGCGCAACTAAAAGGTATTAAGGGTGAGAGCAAAACAGCGAGCGAGGCCATTGATTACGCAACCACGCGAATGAAGGATGCGGATTATGTCCTAATGGAAAACCCGCGTCAGTTACAATCAGCATCCAAAAACATTGGGGACTTAATTAACGCGAAAGGTCCGGGCGGTGAGAAAGTCAATGAAGCAATCGTTAAAGAATTAACCACAATAAAAAAATCGCTTGACCACCAAATCAACAAAGCCGAGCCCGCGTATGGGGCCGCGCAGAAAGAGTTTGCCGACGCATCGAAACCCATCAACCAGATGAAGGTCGCTCAGGAACTGGAAAAGAAACTAATACCCGCGTTAACTGAGAACAGGCAAACCGCAGACAGTTATGCCACGGTATTGCGTGACAAAGATCGCCTCGCCGCAAAAGCCACCGGCTTCAAGCGTGCAAAACTTGATGATGTTATGACACCAGAGCAGATGCAAGTCCTGAACAATGTGAAGGATGACGCTGCCCGTAGTGCTAATGTTGATATTTTAGGCAAAGGCGGGGGATCTGACACCGTTGAGAAATTATCTATGGGTAATTTACTGGACCAGGCTGCTATGCCACGTTGGGCTCAAAACATGCCCTTCATGAAAGGCCTGAAGGATTTTGGTGGTTTGGGTCTTTATGGTGATTCAGATGCTCAGATCCGAAGTGTATTAGCACGAGCCTTACTTAACCCACAAGAGGGCGCACGCCTCATGAACTCCGCGCCAACAAGAAACAAAATAATTGAAGGTTTACGCCTACTTAATATTGGTAGTGGTAGCGGTGCGTCATCACAAATGATAACACCAAAACTAGAGAGTCTTCAGTAATTTCCTTTTAATTTCACAGTCGGGGTAGTATTTCTCGAACAGCAACCGGCACGAATAAACGAATGCCAGAAATAAGAAAAGGCAGAACGGTTTTATCGCCAACGCAATCAAAGCAGCATCCATCTATTTACAATAGCAGAAGGTATTAAATATGTCTAGAAACGGCAGTGGAACATATAGCCTGGCATCAGGTAACCCGGTCGTCACCGGGACCACGATATCCAGCACCACGCACAACAATACAATGACAGATATTGCTACAGCATTAACTGACTCGCTCGCCAAAGACGGCCAAACCGTTATGACCGGCGCACTTGATCACAATGGCCTGGAAATAATACTTGATGTTGATGGTGATACAACGATTACCGCTGACACTGATGACCGCATTGATTTTAAAATTGGTGGTGTTGACGAACTCACCCTGACCGCTGCTAAAGCCGATAACCTGGATGATATCGCGGCCATCACACCGACCGACTCCAGTTTGCTTGTTGGTGACGGCACAAATTGGGTACTGGAAACCGGGGCCACGCTAAAAACTTCACTTGGACTCACCATTGGCACTGATGTACAAGCCTATGACGCTGATAACGCTGTCAAAGACGTAGCACAAGAATACACAGCAACACAGAACTTCAATGCAACAACTCTAACAAGCACAACCAATGCAGTCGCATGGGATGCTAGTGCCAATCAAGTCGTTTCACATACTCTAACAGAAAACACTACCTTTTCAGCACCAACTAATCTAGTCGATGGGGCTTTCTATTCGTTAAATATAATTCAAGATGCTAGTGCCTCAAGTTTCACAATAGCCTTTAACGCAGTCTTTAAGTTCATCGGTGGAACAGCACCGACTTGGACAGTCACAGCATCAGCAAAAGACTTTATAACCTTTAGGTCTGATGGGACTAGCTTATATGAAGTTGGTCATTCTTTGGCGGTCGCTTAATGTTAGGAATAGAAGGAAGTACATTTACATCTGATACCGGGATCGACCGTGGCACATATCCGAACGGTGGAAAATCGTTAGTGCTTGATGTGTCTGCGGATTACTTGACATGGACGGCAGGAACGCCAACGAACAACGACACTTATGAATTAAATTTTATCGTCAAGCGTAGCGGATTAGGGGTAGCGCAATGTATTTTAATGGCGGGTGCGGGGACGACTTCGGCAAACAATACTTATCTGGCATTTCAATCTAACGACAAACTTGTTTTTTACGACTATACAGCAAGCTATAATTTCCAATACATTACAACCGAAGTATTCAGAGATACGCACCGTTTTTACAACTTCACTATCAAGGTGAATACAGGTCACGTAACAGCGAGTGAGCGCATTAAAATCTTTGTCGATGATGTAGAAATCACCGCTTTTGATACTGAAACAAATCCATCAATAAACCACAGTACCTATTTAAACAGCGCAGTCGCTCATTACATAGGGGCAGCAAATACAAGCGGCGGAGTAGATACTTTTTTTGATGGGTATTTGAGCCGATTCACTTTTAATGATGGCACTGAATACACTTACTCAGATTATGGACACGAATCAACCGACACAGGTAAATGGGTTGCATCAGATACAAGCGGTTTAAC